TGATGAAGCATCATTAGAGAAGGCTGTCACTGAAGCTCTCGCTGGTTCGATGGAGCTGAATATGGGTATAAGGCGATGTGCTGCTTTTCCTGCCACCAACACTGAAGCGTTTCTTTGTGAGTTAACTACCAAAGAAACGAAAACCTTTATCGGTAAATTTACCGATAAGGTCCGTGGTCGAGTTTTTGTCGACCACGCTGTTATACATTTGATGTATATACCAGTGATTTTGAATACCACCGATGCTATTGCTGAATTAAAGATTAAGAATTTAGCTACCGGTGATGAATTGTATGGTGGTACGAAGGTCAATTTAAACGAGGCATTCATTTTAACAATGACATGGCCTCGATCTTTGTTCGCTGATGAGGTTAACAAGCACAAAGGGCTCTACCTCGGTGGAGTGGTTTCCTGTGCTCCTCATGTTCCTAAGTCCGCAAAAATTGGGATGTGGTACCCCATGTGGACTGAGAAGGTCTCTGCCAAACAGCTGTATCAAGATACTGCTAAAATCACAAATACAAGGGCATTAGAGACGTATACTCGAACAATGATAAGCAGCGATAAAGAAATGCGTAGCCTATTGAGAAGTCGTGCCTCAATAGATATTGCCGCCAAGTCAAAAGAGAATCCCGTACTGTGCTCTCAGTACGTCAATTTGCTTGATCAAAGAGTTGAAGGTGTTGATTTTACCGTCAAGCAAATTAAACCAGCAGATGTTGAGTCCCTTCAGCTTGATGAAGGACCCAGTAGTGAGACCGTTGTTTTGAAACCTCAATTGGTTTCCACTGATACCACTACTGTCGATGTTGATAAGCCTGCTATACCAGCAAGTAGGAACTTGCTGACTGCCTGATCACCGTTTTGATGTTACCATTTCCAGACGTGGGGAGTTCTTAGAAGATAGGGGGGAGTACCTCGGTGTGACTCGAGTATTAAGTTAGTGAATTCTTTAATGAAAGATAAGCTGCTTCTTGAGCTTACCTGAGATGTACAAGTACTTTGACTAAGAATCCAGACCAACCATCCAACGCCATGTCTGTCAACAGGGGAAGAAATGGTAACTCCAACGGTAACAGAGGTTGCCCAAACTGTTTCGACGGTTTGGATGCCGCTGCCTCTAACTGCACGCGATGTAATTCTCCAGTGTCTAACCGCCAGCGTCGTAATGCGCGGCGGGCTGCGAATTTCCGCAACCAACGTAATGTTGGTGCGACGGGAGCTCCTTTAAGGGCTCCTATTCCATTACCTGTGGTTCCTGTACCACAAGCCCTCAATCAGCGCAACCTGCGCCTACCTAATGGTCAAGTCTGGGTAACCAGAAAACCAACCGATTGGGCGGCTAAGACTAATGATGCCAACGACGCTATGTTGTTGAAGACCATTTTTGATGGTATACCCGAAATCAAACCGGACACCAAGGTGTTCCGTGTTTTGATTGGTTTCGTCGCCGAGTCTGATGGGACTTTTGGGATAGTGGATGGTGTTACCGGTGACACTGTGCCCGATCTACCCATTGTTGGTAGATTGGGTTTTCAGAAAAATGTGTACCGAAGCCGAGACATTGTTCTCGAGGGAAAACCTGCTGATCAGCTTTCAGAGAAAGCTATAGTATGGTGCCTCAACACTAGTAAGCGTGTTGAGAAGCGGGTGAGATTGGCTGACTTTTGGGTCGCCATATCGAAACCGAAGCCGTTGATGCCTCCTCCAGATTTTCTGGTCGAGGATAATTGACTGGTGAATCACCTCGAAGGTAACTTCGAGATGCCTCACGACTTACCAGAAGTAGCTGGTTCGTGCGTGAGATGCGGATTTCGCCCACGGAGAGTGCCAGATGCACTCTACTGGTGGTGTGACATGTGCAATTATTTGCACTATGCATAGTTACCTCGCATCCGGGTATAAATCTATGAATTTCGCTAGAACATTCCGAATCGGACGATTTCCACCTGAAAAGGTGAGACCTTTGGGTCGATGTTCTATTGGTTCCGTTAATAATATTATATATTATTAACGATGCCTCCTAAAGGAGAT